GTCGGCTCGAAAGCCTGGCCTCGGATATTCGTAAAGGTCAAGGCAAGGCCCTGGACCTCTTCGACGGCTTCGTGGCTGAACGTGGTGGTCCTTTCCAGTGCAGACGACAGAGCCTTGAGGCTCCCCATGGTCTGCCCGGCCACCCCACCCGTCGACTTAAGCACCGCACCAAGCTGGGCTGTCGCATTCTGGGATGCGATTGAATTGCGGACCACCAGCCCCATGACTCCGGCACTCGCCAGTGCGGCCATGTTTGAGCGGTACCGGATCGTGGCGGCCGAAAGACCCGTGAATTCCTTCTTGAGGGTGCGAGACGCCTTCTGCACAGACGTCATGCCGGACACGGCGCCGGACGCATCGGCCCCGATCCGCACAATCAGGCTGGCAAGCGTCTTCGATGCCACGGGTCAGCGCCTCACCTTCGCTCGGGTTTCCTCTTTGGCCTTTGCGGTGCGGTTCAATTTCCGCAGCGCGCTGGCCTCGTCATCCCACTCCGTCACCTCCGGGTCCTGGTCGGAGGCATCGATCAGATAGAACGCCTGCCATTCCGCAAACTCCGCGACGGACATACTCTCACTTAGGGCGCGACCCGAAGGGTAGCCGAGGTCTCTGGCGAGCCGGAGGACAAAGAGTCGCTCGGGCTCGCTTCGGAGTTTTTTACGGCGTCCTTCACGCTGTCGGCGCCCATGCCTTGGATCCTCAGGCACTCGGCCATGAGTTGTTCCACCGCGGGGTTGCTCTGTTGCATGAGCCCTTCCACGGCCTCGCTCCATTCCTCGTCGGGGAACATGGGCGTCCCGTCCTCGTTACAGAGGCACGAGACCACGAGCGCCAGCACGGCCCGGGTGGACTCCTCCGGGTCCTCCATGTCGGCACCGTCGAGCCGCTTGCGGGCGGCCAACCGCTCGCCCACGGTCAATTCCCGCATGACCACCTCGCCCCCGAGCGGGCCGACTTGCACGGTCTCCCGCTTGAGGGTTGGAGGTCGGAGTAGCGCCGCTTTGTCGATGAATGCCATGGCAGCCCCTTACGACGTGGCGCGGGACAGGGCGCCGGCGGCCACGAAACGGACCGGCGACATAGCCAGCTCGCCAACGGTGCCGCTCACCAGCGGGATGGACTCCACCGCGGCGGTGCCCGTGTAGTTGGGGTTCGTCGCGCCCACGCCGTCCGAATTGTCGGGCCGCACGATCAGCGTTGCCGTCGAGCCGACCAGCGGAAAGAACGTCTGCGCGACCTTGGCCGATGCCTCGTCGGCGTAGAAGTCCACGTCGGCGGACCAGTCCAGTAGGCCGCCCGTGCGGCTCCGCGTGGTGTCACCCATCGCGGTGTCGTCCTGGAGCTCGGAGCTGTACGTCAGCGTGACGCTCCGCACATGGTCCGACAGGTCCACGGAGTTGTACGAGACGAAGGCGTCGGTGAGAACGATCTGGGCCATGGGGTCAACCTCCTAGATGATGCCAACGGAAACGATGAATTCAAACGTCGGCGTATCGGTCCCGCCGATGGTCCACGAAGCGCGCCAGTAGGTGTCCGTGGCGATGGCGCCCGCCAGGCTCGCCCACTCCGAAGTGATCCCCGTCGCTTGGGCGAAGGTGATCCGCGAGGTGGGCGAACCGAATCCGGCTTCGTCCGACTGAATGATGACGTCGAGCGTCGGGTTGGTGCCGCTCACCGTCAGGACGTGGAGCGCGGCGTACATCGTCTGGCCCGCGCCCAGGAGCCCGAGCACAGCGCCCGTCTCGACGCCCGTGACCGTCTCGCTCCCGACGTGGAGCAGTTCCCCGCGCACCGCGCCGACCCCCCCGGAGCCTTCTGCGGTGACGCTGAAACGGAGCAATTCGCCGATGGTCGCGCCCGGGCTGTACTCGCCGTGGATCGCGCGGAACAGGTAGCAGGGGTTCGCCAGCGTCTCGCCGCCGGGGACCACCGTCACAGGCACGTCGGCCACGCCGATGTCACTCCACAGGACCGCGTCCACCAGCCCGGTCCCGCCGGACCACAGACCCTCGTTCGTGAGGCTCACGGTTTTCAGTCCGCCGGTGCGCGAGCGCGTGGTATCACCGAACGTTGTATCGTCCTGCAGTTCGGAGCCGTAGGTCAGGGCCGTGGCGGTCAGGTCCCCGGACACGTCATAGGCACCGAGATAGGTGCGGACATCGGTCAGTACTTGGACGGCCATTTACGCCTCCGGTCCACGGGCCAAACCCTCGGCCGAATCGGTGATCTTCAGTTCGCCCATGCGTTCCTCGATGGCGTCAAGGACGCCTTTCCGGCCATTGGGCGTGTACTTGGGGTGTCGCGTTTCTCCGGTGTGCCAGCGCCGCAGCGTGGCCGCGTCGTCCATGGCCGCGACGTGCTGGCGGGCGTCGGACACGGACCAATTCCACGTCGTGCGGTCCACATCCGGGCCTTCCCCGCCCTCGGCCCATTCTGCCGTGCCGCAATCCACGAGCGGGCGGACATCGGACTCGGGTGCGGCCCATACATCGCCGCGCCCGAAGGTGCGACCCGCCACGGAGGCGCCACCGAGGAACCGGATTGCTCGTGTCATCGCGTGCCTCTCAGGATGCGGGCCCGAAGCTGGTCGCGGATCTCGTCTCCGACGTCGCCCTTCGTCTCGTCGATGGCGGGGCGCAGGAACGGTTGGGCCGGGTGGTAGACCGTGCCGCGCTCCTGGAATTGCGGCCCGTAGAACGCTTCCTTGGTCGCCCCGACGTGGATAAAGGCCGTGTCCTGCGTGCGGGTCCATTGCACCTCAGCCTCGATATTCCGCGATAGGAACCCGGGCGCGTGGCCCCGGCTCCCGTCCTCGGATGTCGGCGCCAATTGGCTAGCCACGCTGCGGGTGATCTCACCCCGGCCGCCACGGCCGAGCGCAAGGCCTCGCCCTGCACGTCTTCGGACAGGCGGCGGATGGCGGCCTCCAGGTCGGCCACCCCGTCCAATTCCACGCGCTGCGTTTTCCGGGCCATTATTCGGTCACCCACACCATGTAGTCCTGCCGCACGCTCCATATGCCCACCTCGGGCTCCATCTCGTCGTCCTCGTCGACGAGGTAGACGTCGTGTACCACCGTTGCGGCGGACGTGCCGTTGTACCGCTGGAGCGCGGCGCGGTGTTGCTCGGCCAGGGCCTTGGCGCCGGCCCGGGTAGAGGCGTGGGCCTTCACCTGCACGCGAGCCTCGAACTTGCCCACGTCGGCGCCCATGGCTGAGTTGCGCGGCCCACTGATTTGCTGGACCACGGAGGCGGGCAGCGTCGGATTCTGGGGCAGGTACCCGAACCACGCCCGGGTCCCGATGAGCGCGGCGGTCCCGGCGTGTCCCGTAAGGCGGGAGCGGACGGCGTCGGTCACGTCAGCCATCGTCCGGGTCCAGTCGGCGGACGAGTATCATGGTTTCCTCGCCGCGCTTGGCGCCTGGCGTGGCCGCCACGATGTCCCACGTCTCCGTTCCGTCCACGATGCGCCAGGTCGGGTCCACGTCGGCCCGGTGGCGGATGCGATACGCCTGCGTGGCTTCCGCGCTCTGGACCATGCCCCCCATGGCGCGCTCCGTGCCCATGGGGTCCAGCCGCTGCGCCCAGACCGTGGCCTCGGTCGTCCAAGTCATGGACGTGGGGTCGCCGTTGGTCGCCAGCGTAGGGCTCTGGAGGCTCACGCGCCGGTCCAGTAGGCCGCTCCTCATACGGCCCCCGTGACGCGGTTCTGCCACACCAGTTGGCGGATGGACCACGGGAGTTGGGCGACGATGGTGCCGACCACCACGCCCTCCCGGTTTTCGTACATGTGGCTGAGCAGGAGGCGCGTCAGGTGCACGTCGGGCTTGGGCACCGACGTGGCCAAGGTGCCGTACCCGGCCACATACGTGACCTTCACCGCATGGGCGGGGCGTAGGGACGTGGTGGGCCACGTCGCCCCGTCGTTCAGGATGATCCGGCCCGGCTCGGCGTTGGCGTCCACCAGGTAGTTGGACGAAGCGAACGTTGATTCGCCGTCGTCCACGTCGTAGTAGAGCACGGACGTGACGGTTTGGAGCGGCGGACGGGGGAGCGTGATGATGCCGGACGCGGGCCAGCGGTCGAGCCAGAGCGTCCACGTCTGCGTGAGGAACGCCCGGCCCGTGAGTTCTTCGGCCATCTCGCGCGCCGTGCCCACGAGGTCGCTGATATACCCATCCTCTGCCGAGGCGTCCACCCGTAGGTGCGACTTGGCTTCGGTGAGCGTCAGCGGCTCAACGGTGGGCGCGGTGGTGAGCGTCAGGGCGTCCATGCCTTACGCCTTCTTCGTCCGGCGCTTGCGGGGCTTCGGCTTCGGCGCTTCAGCCGTCTCCGGGGCGGGCGGCGCTTCGGCCGTCTCGACGGGCTTGGATGCGGGCGTGCCCACATAGTCGGCCACGCCAGCGCCAACCCACGCAGCCTCCGTGGCGACGTCGAGGCTGACCTCTTGGCCGGGCTCTAGGACACCATGGGCGCCCGCGATGCGCTTGGTGATTCTGATCACGTTGCAATCTCCTTCTCTCGGCCCTCGAGCCGGACGTCGTGAGAATAGCGGACCTCCAACTGGTCAACGGTTGGCACGTCTTCGGGGGCACGGTCCACGCGCCCGATTCGGAATCCTGTGTCCGGGTCCACCTCGACGGTGAGCCATTCGGCGTCGTACCCGTAATAGCGCTCCCGCTCTGGCACGTTGGCGTCGAGCAACGGAGAATCGCCCGCCACGGTCAGGGCCACCCCGGCACGCTTGGCGTAGCCCAGCCAGTACTCCACGCACGCCCGGCCGCGCTCCCGCTTGTGGGCCTCGCCGCCTTCGTAGGAGTAGTCCAGGCCGAAGAGGTGAAGCTCCCCGACGCCCAGCGCCAGCGCGAACGCCACCGCGTAGGCCACCGTGTTATTGAAGTACATCTCCCGTGTGCGGTTGCACACCCATTCCAGCGGGTACTCCACAGCGCCGGGCCACTCCGGGTACGCCTTGGACGTGTAGACGGGCCCGGGGTGGTCGGCCATCCAGGACATCATCCCGGCGACCATGCTGTCGGGGCTCTTCTCGGCTCGTGCCGCCTGCAGGCGCATGTCGTCCATGTGGAAAACGCGATCCGCCTGGATCACGCCGGCCATGGCGTTGATCGCCCACGTCTCGTCCGTATAGACGCGCCGGGCACCTTTCGATGCGGCGAGCGCAAGGTAGGTTTTCGACGATGCGCCCATGGCCACGATGGACACGGAGCGGGGCAGCACTCCGTTCAGGGCGTGCCGGGCGAATTCCTCGTCGGGCGCCGTCTCGGGCAACGCTACGGGGTCTCTTTCGTCACGCTCGGCCACGCCGACCAACGTCCGCCCGTTGACGCCCTCCTCCACCGGAGACTCGGGGCCTTCCTGCCCCCACCATTCCGTGACGTTCCAACCGTTGCGGGCGAGTAACTCTTCGGCCTGGGCCTTGGTGTAGTGGCGGGCGTGGAAGTCGAATTGTCCGCGGAACGGAAAGACCGCCTCGTTTGGAACGCTGAACAGGAGCGTAGGCGCCATCTTGCGGAAGCGGTGCAACGCGATCTCGGGCTTTGTCAGGTGCTCCAGCGCTTCGAAGCACACCACCGCGTCTACGTTCGCCGGATACTCCACATCGTACAGGTCCCCGACGTTGTACTCGACGTGCGGGTTGTGATTGTAGTGCTCCCGAGCGTATTCGATTGCTGCGGTGGATCGGTCGAAAGCCCGGACGTGACACCCGGCGGCGCCGAGCACGGCGGAGCCGTACCCGACGCCACAACCGGCGTCGACCACTCGACCGCCAGCAAGTCGTTCGGCGGCCCACTCGTACCGGGCTCGGTGGTCCGCCCGGATCCCGTCGAGCGTGGGGGCGACTTGGCGCTCACCGGACAGCAGCTCCTCGGTCATGCCATGACCACGGTGAGGGTGCCGACCTTGGTGTTGCCACCCTGCGCTACCACGGCCTTGATGCGCTCGCCGGCCGCGTAGAACGGCACCTCGGTGATCGTGGACGCCGTGCCCGCCTGAAGGTTCGGCACGGCGACGGGATAGCGCACCGTCGTGGCGTTGATATTGGTGAACGTCTGCACGGCTTGGCCCGTGTCTTCCGTGGTGACCACGATGTCGGCCGTGGACGCCAGCGGCGCCGTCCCGTCCTTCGTGTATTTCAGGGCGTAAATCTGGCCGCGCACCACCTCCGAATAGACCGTGGCGTCCCCGCCCGTCGTGGTCGTGATCGCCACGTCGTAGGCGCGTGTGAAGCTCATGGGGCCCCCTTACGACGTTGCGAGGATGCCGACGTTTTCCAGGGCGGCGAGGATGCTGTTGATCTTCGCCTTGTCGCCCGTGGTCCACGCGATAGTGGCCACGCTCACGTCGGCGATGGTCACGGCCTGCGCCGGCGTACCGCTCGCGGTCGCCTGCCCCTTGATGACGCCCCCGTCCTTCGCGCGGATGACCAGCGTGTTTCCGCCCTGCTCTTTGTAGACCAGCGGCTGGTATGTCATGGCTCTGGGTCCTCCCTTGGTTACAGCCCGGGGGCGGGTGAGCCACCCACCCCCGGACCTAGCCGGTTACGGCAGGGGTTGGTCCCTGTCGGTTACGCGATGGGGCCCTTGATCGGGTCACCCTGGAGCAGCGTGACGGAGTAAACCCCGGTGGCTGCGGCGGTCACGATCAGGTCGGCGCGCACGTACCGATTGCTGCCGATATACCCGATCTTCTTCCGTCCACTCGCGCCCGCCGTGCCCGACAGGGCAGCAGCGGCCTCCGTGCCGATCAGCTCGCCGGCAGCGCAGGACGCGAGGGAATCCGTGGCGGTACCAGACAGGATCACGGGCGTTACCGTGATATTGGTCGTCGTCTGGAGCCCCGCCTCGACGATGAACGTGTTGCTGCGGTACGTCGCCGTGTCCACCACGGTCCCGGTCATGGTGCCGGTGGTCGTGGGAGAAAGCGGCCCGATGACCTTGGTCACCTTGAAGTTGCTCTTCGTGTCGATGGGCATGGTCTGGTCTCCTTATGCCAGCTTGACGCGCGCGAACGCGGCAGAGAGGACCGGGGCGCCATCGGCTTCCGTCCGGGAAATGAACCCCGTCTGGTTCGTCGCGGCGTAGAGCTCGTCCAGCCGCTGGAGCGTGAACTGCATAGAGTCCGCGATCCAGTAGTAGGACCAGTTCGCCAGGATGCCGACGTAGAGGCCGGTCGTGAACGTGTTGGGCGCGTACTCGGACGTGTCCACCGGGAGCCCCAGCAGCATGTCAGGCGACCCGGACACGATGGAGCCGTGCCACAGATACTGGCCCTCGCCGTCCTTGAGCTTCGCGAGCATCTTCACCGCGTCGCGGTGGAAGAGCCACCGGGCGCCCACCAGGTACCCGCTCCGCAGGTGGTATTTCGCGTTGATGAGCCCGTCCGCCGTCAAGGCGGTCGTGGTGTTGTCCGTGCTCACGTCCTGGGCCGTGGCGACACCGCTTGCCGACGCGGTGAACACGCCGAGCGGTTGACTGGCGCCGCTTCCGGTCAGGAACGCCGACTCCTCGACGACGGCCTTCTTGTAGCCCAGACGCTGGGCCACCAGCGAGGTCACGCTGGAGGCGTTGCGGATGAGTTTGTTGGACACCTTGATGAACTGCGCCAGCGGATGCGGCACCATCTCCCGCTTGCCGACGTCCATCGTGGAGTCCTCGGAACCGATCAACAGTTCGGACGTCCACGTCGGGTCGGCCGGGTCGGCGTCCAGGCTCGGAGCGCCGAGCGAATGCGCGCCCGTCATCGGGATCACGTTCGCGTAGCGCCGGACGAACACTTGATCGTCCACGGCCTTGATGAGTTGGTTGACGAACTGCTGCGGGGGCACCAGGTACCCGCCGCTCTCGTCAATGTCCATCTGGAGGGCGCGGGTCTCGGCGCCACTCAGGGCTGAGCGCCCGACGCGAATGAACCGTTCGAACGCCTGCTCCTTGGCCTTCTCCTCGGGGTTCTCGCCGGGCGTCCCGCTGCCGCGGTCCTCGGGCTTCAGGTCGGCCAACTCGGCCTCAAGCTCGGCCTGGCGCTCCACCTTCTCGATCTTTTCCTTCAGGTCGAGGACGTCGGCCATCGCCTTGTCATACGCGGCGCGACCCTCCTCGTCCGTTCGCTCCGCGAACTCGCGGGCTGCCAGAATCACTTTCTGGCGGTCCTGCCTGAGCTCGCGGGCCCGCTCATTCAAGCTGGGCATATCCGTTCCTCCGGTTTCGTCGGGCTGAAGGGCCGAACGCGAAAAGGCGCGGCACTCCCGGCCCAAGCGGGTGTTGGCTTGGATCCTGAGGTGCCGCGCCGTCATCGGACGAGCGGTGTTGCCTCGCTGGCTCACGGCAGGGTGGTCGGGCATCGGCCCCCGCGCCCCGTTGGGCTCCCTGCGTGGGCTCTCTTGCTGAGTCTATCCTACCGCCACGGTACGGGGTCGGTCAAGGTTCCTCGTTGCGGTACCGTTGCATTAGTTCTTCTTTCCACGCCGAACTATCCACTTCGGGGACATCCGATAGATGGCGGGGCCTATAACTACCCATCCACCCAGACGGAGTCCCATCGGCAACCATTGATGTCGCCCACCCCTTGAGCCGTCTAGCTGACTTCATCCCAACGCCGGGGACATGTAGCAAGTCCTCAACAGACATCGTCTCGACGATTTCCGGCACGTCCCCAATAATGCCGTATTTCCGAAGGGCTCGGAACACGCGCTTCATTTCCTGCTTGTACTCATCGGGAACCATCGCAAGATTGCGTTCGCGCACATCCAACTCTAGCGCATCCAACTCCGACACGAGTGCCTCAGCATCCATGGTGGTGCTCACGTCTCCTGCGTCGCCTCCAGAAGTTCGATGCGCCTCCGGAGCCCGTCAACGTCGTCCTTCGTGGCCGGGTCGGGTTGCGGCGCGGGCGGGTCATTTTGGGGCGGCGGGTCGGCCGGGGGCGGGTCCTCGGCCATGCGTCGGGCCGTGTCCAGGCTCCGCGTGCTCACCACGGTCTGCGAGTAGGCGGGGAACGTGACCGGGCCCACGTCGTAGATCTCCTCGAATCGCTTGATGATCCGGTGAGGGTTGCCGTCGCGCGTCACCCACTCGTCGTCGGCCACGGTGAAGGAGAACGAGTTGCCGTCTACGTCGCCCCGCTCGACAGCCTCCAGCACGTCGGCCCGCGCCTTCGGCAGTTCGGGGATGTCGTAGTGCATCCCCACCTCGTCCGCCCACACGCGCATGGTGCGCCCGCTCCGGCCCAGCACATAGTTCGGGTCGTGGTTGAACAGGCCGCGCACGTCGGACTTCTTGAGCGCGCCGTCGTAGGCACCCGGGGCGATCTCTTCGGTGAACCCGCCGAGGTCGTCGGACGTGCTGCCGGTCACGGACGACGTGCCGCGGATTCCGAGCTTGCCGTCCTCGCTCTTGCGGACTTCGATGGTGCCGACCCCGAGGGGTACGAACCGGACTTCTCTTTCC